CGTTGATTTATTAGCTTTTAAAGCCTCTTTATTATAAGCGACTATTCTACTATTGATTTTGGACTTTAAGTTCTTAAAATAAATAGGTCCATGCATGTAAGCTTCTTGAAGTGCTGTTTCACTATTGACTAAAGTAGCCTCTAGTTTATCATCACATTCATGAATCCACTGCGGAATATTTTCAATAATATCAGATCTTAAAGGAGCTTTGACGTAATCACCTTCTTCAATAAATGTTCTTTTAAGGAACAATATCTCAGATGGTGGTTTTGCTGTGAATGTTGTAGATATTTTATCACCAGGAGTTATATGCATTCCTAACTCTTCCATATATGGTTTAATAATGTTACCATTAAACAATATATCCAAATTTGGATCTACTGAAATAACAATATCATCACCATACATGATAGAAGCTACGAGATGTCTATAATCAGATAATGATGTTTCTCTATTACTGTCTTTGTTGACTAAGAGCCAAACATAATACATGAGTAAATCATGCACTATACAATTTAACTCTGCAGTAATAGCGCAACCAGAACACTGTCCAGAAGATTTTTGAAATAAACGATCTTTCACAATCACTTGTGTATGAACCAAATCATACAGGAGAACCTTTCGGAGAATCCCAACCTCTGAGTTATCATCGTCACCGTACCAGTAATTAACAATTTCTGCTACTTTGCGAATAAACTCAGGGTGCAAGTGTTGATCCCAATTTTTATAATCAAAATCTTCCCAAACATTGTTTTTGGCCATTAGTTTATCATACAATATTCGCCATTGGGATGCAGCATCAATACCCACACAGGAAGTTATTTTAACTCCTGCACAAGCATGCATACAAGCCACAAACGCGCCAAAGTATTTTCTAATACATAAGTTGTAATCCATAGGTAAAGTCATAAACACTCGTGTCTTACCATTCTGAATCTTTTCTAAAGCTCTTGTTTCATCTTTGAGGCAAGCATAAGCAATAGTTGATATCTTTATACCTTCTTTTGCTTTCTTTTCTCTAAGTTCCAACCCAGCTTTAAGAGTGTCTTTCATAGAATAACACTCTCCATATACTTCAGGATAGTCATCTAACTTTTCAAACCATTCATATTTTCCAGAGATATTGGTGTTAGTCCTTTGTTTTACAAAAGGATACCCTGGAGAAGTTTTCATGTCTACTCTGGTAAGAAAACCAGGAATACCATTAACCACTTCGATGTCATTTAGTGGTCTTCTTTCACAACCTTGATGATCTAAGAAGGTGTTGTATTCTTCTTTTAAATCAAGAGTAGCTAAATCTAGTATTTCTGTGTTAACTGTACCAATGCTTTCATCAAAACCCGATATTGCTCTATAGATTACACTTTGACCTTGTAATTCTTCTTTCATTCTTGGATCGAACGGACTTAAGACTGATGGTTCTTGAGTAACAGCAGCTTTATCATGTATTAATGATGGTATGTATTTGGATTTACTTAATTGACTTATGACTTCAGTCTTAGGAATTTTACCTAAATGTTGTAAGTTATTACCTCCAACAGGTGCAGGATTAGTAATTATAGATGATAAAATTACTGATGTATCTTCAATAACTATTGATTTATCGTTAAACATTTCAATAGTTCTTAAAATAGCTTCTTTAGTTATAGGTCTAAAATAGCCAGATAAGTCAGAAGAATTTCTGCATGTTTGAATTCCTAAGATTTTGTTCTTAAGTCTAGAGTTACAACCAATCAACAGTGAACCAGACATACCCTTGTTGACAGAAACATTTGTGTGATAAGAATGTAATACATCGTAAGTGTTTCCATTTACGCTATAAGTCTCATCAGCTTGTTTTCTAACAACAGGAGTAGCTTGAACATTTTCAACTATTCTGATGTCCGGAATAGCTGTCACGATAAGAGATTTCATTTCGTGAGTATCACCTTCTAATTGATGAAAATGTTTGGTGATATCTGAAGCTGAACTGATTGTATTGTCGCATTTATAAATAACTGCATCTAAATCGTCAATACGACGAATACGATTAGATGAAAATGTTTGAGTACAACGGATTTTATTGTTGCTGCTCGTATGAGCGACGATCTCAAACTTATCGCCTTGATTGATGTTTTGAAAGAAATGGTGGTTTGTGAGGAGATATTGTCCTTGAACTCTAACTCCCACATTGATCTTTCTATCACCATTTGGTAGAGTAAAAATAAGTTGACAAACACTACCAGAATTGTATAATTTACTGATTAAATCTATAACTTGATTATCAGCAGTTGGACTTGCCATTGACATAATATTTCCTGTACATTGCAATTTGCTTAAATTTCCTACACGAACTTTTACATTCTTTGCTCTTGTTGGTTTTGATATAACATATTTGGAAGCAGTAGGTTCATAACTTTCTTCTTCGCAATCTGATTCACTTTGTCCTTGAGTAAAATACCCGATAGACTTAGCTGCAATCAGAATACCTATACCAGCAAATAACAATTTGGAAACATTGTTCTTTAGAAACTCAACTACTTGATTATTTATAAAATCATAAGCTAATCGATAATAATATTGTAAACTAGACACTTCTGGATCGATCTTGTTTTTCCTAGCTCTAAACTCTGCTAATGATAACTGTGTAACAGCCTCATTGGGAGAATCTTCTTCTAAACTTGTTAAGAAAGATAAATAAGTTTTGTAACTATCATTCCATGATGTATGGACTGAACATTTACAAACATACAAATCAACAGGTTTTCTATTGATTACAGTTGGAGATGTTGTGTTTCTCCAACAATTATATCTTTGCTTAGCATCGATAAAGAAGGATGTTTCTTCCAAAATAGCTGCCAAAACCTTAGGATCAGCAGATCTAGTTTCTAGTAACTTCTTTTCTTTCTCAAACCAAACGAGATATTTTTCCACACAATATTTAATAAATTCTAAAGCTGTACAAGTTTTAATTTCTTTATAAGTTCCGGTATTACTTTTAGTTGTACTAGGTATAAATTCTTTAATAACAATCTTTACTTTTGATTTTAAAATAGGATCTTCAACAGCAGTAGGTTCTTTATCATAAACAAGTTCCGCATACACATGCATTCTACGTCTTAAAGCATCTTGACAAATTATTTCTGTTCTTTCACATCTAGTGTCATTAGATGATGAAATAATTATTTTAGATTCAAAAGGTTTTCCTTTATCTTCTAATGATGCTTGATTTGTAAAATACGTTATATTAGAAACCCATGATATCAAATCTAAAGCTGATGACCTTCCATCTAAAGGAACTTTGTCTTGAAAAACATCGTCTATAGATACAACATATTGTTGATTATAATTAGTAAGGTATTTGTCTGTAAAATTAACAGCATAATATCTATTAGCTTCTTCTGGTATTTCATTAGGCAATTTCTTGTCTAATGCTTTAACCATATAATCAGCTAAAAGAGGCATAAACTGAGATTTTCCAGTTCCACTAATACCTACCAAATTAATCCACATTGGTGTAAATCTAAACGGTTTTGTTTGACCATAGTTCTTTTGCAAATAATTTCTTACAACTTTCAATTCAACTAACTTTGTTGATAAAAACTTTGATGTCTCTGGAGGAATGGTTATTGTATAATTAGCCATTCCTACAAAGATTTCATCTATAATTTTAATCAAGAAAATTAATCTTTTCTTCCAAATTTCCTGTTTAGGTATAACTGAAAGGTTTGTAGGATCTAATACAAAATTTAGGTATTCAAAGAATTCATGTTTCTTACAAGTTTCATCTTCTAAAATAGATGAAGCTCCAATTAATTGAACTAAAACACTATCATTACCACCTGATATTAAATTTGTGATAATGAATACCATATAGTTTTTAAAATCTTTGAACATTTCTAAAAGTGCATAGATACCTGACTTACCTTTTGAAACAGTAACAAACATAGATGTTAGCTTGTTTATTATTCCCGTATCTTTAGAATATTGATTAGTACCAATTATAGTACAACCAAAAATAATAGATACAGAAGCAATAGCTGCTGCCAACACTTCTGTTTTACCTGAATCAAAATAATTTAAGAAAGAAAAGCCTTCACTAGCTGTTGATAAAGATTCGACAAGCGATGTAGCGTCTAATAGCCCTGATGAGGGTTGCTTCGAGCTAAAGAAACTCATTGCTTGTTTTGATGTTTCACAGACATAGTTCATAGCTATTTTAAAGTATTCTAACATAGGTTCAATAAACTCATAAATAGGTTTTACTGAATTTAAAATTTTTAAAAGAGAAATAACAATTGTTGGTAAATTAAAGTTATAAGAAAGATTTAAAATATCAAGACCCCAACTTGCCAATGTTTGACTTGGATCGCTGTAGTTTCCAGCAAATAGCAGATTAATTCCACCATAAGCTAGACCACCGACACCATGCAAAACACTACTCATTTGAGGTCCCAATAAAGATGTTGCTTCTAAAACTTTATTATCTTTAAAATTAAAATATAAATATGATGCGTAAGGAATCTTGGATAATTTATAATGATATTTTCTAACATAACAATTATTAAAACAATGATGATTTTTATGAGTTGAATAAAG